AGCGCCTCAAAATTCACTGGAACCTTTTTTGGTTCGTTTTCTGTGTTTTCCTGCGTGAGGGAGACGACGATGCCTCGTGTTGACCTGCCTTGCGCTGGCTGCGGGAAGATGATGGTTCGTGGTCGGGGGAGCTTGCCGGATGGGCAGGCTCGATGTCGGGACTGCCGTCATTCATATCGTCGTGGTTGCCGGTGTCGTGAGTGCACGGACGCGCATGCCGAACAGATGCGTCGGTATGCGGCGAAGGTGAAGGCCGGATCGGGCCGGACGCTGTGGAGCCGATATCGCGACGGCGGTGACGGCCGTTGGTGGATCGCGGTGAAGCACCGGCATGAGCTGTACGAGCGCGATGGTTGGATCTGTCAGTTGTGCGGTGACCCGTGCGACCCATCGCAGCCGAATGGCGACATGGGGCCGTCGCTGGATCACATTGTGCCGCGGTCGCTCGGTGGTGGGGATGAAGATTCGAACCTGCGGACCGCGCATCGGTTGTGTAATGCGCGGCGTGGGAATCGTGACTGGGATGCGGCGCGTCTGGCGGCAACGGCCGGCGCCGCGTCTCCGAGCTGAGGAGGGTCGGATGGCTGCACAGAAGTCTGCGGCGACGCAGCTGCGCGCTGTCGAGCCGGGTGAGAAGCCGAAGGCTCCCGCCCGGCCGCGTGCGGTGAAGATCGCGACGGCCGCGGCGCGTGATGACGATCTGGCGATGTACAGGTCGATGAAGGTTGCGGTCGCTCGGCGGCTTGATAACCCGAAGCTGAACGATACGCAGTTCGCTGCGATGTCGCGCCGGCTGATGGAACTGACGGATTTGATCCGGAGGCTGGAGGGTGGTGGTCCGGATGGCGGTGACGACAACCCGACCGCACCGGACGCCGTCGAAGCTGTCGACGAGGCCTGGGACGAGGCGGCTCTCTGAGGTTTCCCGTCACCTGATCACCCCGACGGGGATCACGAATCACGGGTATTCGGCCGTGGCTGCGCAGTGCGCGGACATGGGCATCAAGCATGACGAGTGGCAGGGCGGGCTCGGTCGTGCGATTCTCGCGAAGCGCGCCGACGGTCTGTATGCGTGCGGCATTGGCGGCGCGTTCATCTCGATTCCCCGTCAGACGGGGAAGACGTTCACGATCGGGTCGATCGTGTTCGCGCTGTGCATCCTGCATCCGGGGCTCACTGTGCTGTGGACCGCGCACCATGGCCGCACGTCGGATCAGACGTTCCGGACGATGCAGGGCATGGCGAACCGGCCGCTGGTGCAGCGTCACATCGGTGATGTGCGCCGAGGGTCGGGGAAGCAGGCGATCGAGTTCAAGAATGGGTCGCGGATACTGTTCGGAGCTCGCGAGTCCGGCTTCGGTCGTGGTTTCGACGACGTCGATATCGTCGTTTTCGATGAGGCGCAGATCCTGACGCAGAAGGCGTTGGACGACATGGTGCCTGCGACGAACGTTGCCGCGAACCCGCTGGTGATCTTCATGGGCACCCCGCCGACGCCGACGGACCCGTCTGAGGTGTTCACGAACAAGCGTGCGGAGGCGTTGAAGGCGAAGGACAAAGATGTCCGCGATTTCCTGTATGTGGAGATCGGCGCCGACCCGGATGCGGACATTCACGACCGTGATCAGTGGGGGATGGCGAATCCGTCGTTCCTGACGGGGCGGACGCGTGAAGATGCGATGCTTCGTCTGCTGAACCTGCTGGGCGAGGAATCGTTCAAGCGTGAGGGCCTCGGAATTTGGCCTTCCGCTGCCGCGCTCGAGCGGTCGACGATCAGTGCGGCACGGTTCGCGAAGTGCGGCATCAAGGACACGACGGGCCTGGATGGTCGTGTCGCGTACGGGGTGAAGTTCTCTGTTGACGGATCCAGGGTGTCGTTGGCGGTGGCTCTGAAACCGGATGCGGGCATGAAGCCGCATGTTGAGGTGATCGCGAATCGGTCGATGTCTGATGGGACGGGCTGGCTGGTGGATTGGCTGGTTCCGCGCGCGGAAGACGCGATCGTGATCGTGATCGACGGGAAGGCGCATGCCGGTTCCCTGGTGAACGATCTGCTTGAGGCTGGTGTTTCGGAGCGGGCGATTTTGACGCCGACGACGGAGCAGGTGATCACGGCGCATGCCATGTTCTTGAACGCGGTGCGGTCGGGGACGATGACGTGGTTCAAGCACAAGGGTCAGGCGGTGCTCCGTGACGCGGTCGCGGGTGCCGGGCAGCGTCCGATCGGCACGGCCGGTGGCTGGGGTTGGCGCCCATTGACGGATGCAGATGTTGGGCCGCTCGAGGCAGTGACGCTCGCTGAGTACGGGGCGATGACGGTGAAGCCGCGGAAGCGGCGCACGCACGACGCAGTGTTCCGATGAGAGGTGGTGGCCCGTGGCGCTGAGCAAAGTTGACGCTCTCGACGCCGTGCGCGAGGTGCTGATGTATCAGCAGCCTCTCGAGGCGACCCGGCTGAACCGGATTCACGACGCCCTGAACACGGACCCGTATCGGGATTGGGCGCCCACGGTGCAGATCCCGGCTGATGCTCCGCAGCTGATGCAGGAGCTCGCGAAGAAGTCTGAGACGAACTATCTCCCGCTGCTCGTGAAGACGTTCTCTCAGGTGATGAAGGTCGACGCGTACACGACGAATGTTGCGGACGCGGACAACCCGTGGCAGTGGTGGCAGCGGAACCGGATGGATTCGCGGCAGACGGGTCTGACCCGGTCGGCGCTCGAGTACGGGTCTGCATATGCGGTGGCGCTGCCTGGGAAGTTCGGGCTGGCGCAGGAGAAGGATGGCCCGGCGATTTCATTGTTCTCGCCTCGGCAGATGACGGCTCTGTATCAGAACCCGTCAGAGGATGAGTGGCCGATGCTGGCTGTGTCGACGGAGGTCACAGGTAAGGCCGACCAGATTGTCACGCTGTACGACGAGGAGTGCCAGTACCTGTTCGGTCTGGAGACTCAGTCGATCCCGGCGGTGATGAACCCGTCGCTGATGGTTCCGTTTGGCACCGGGTCGCTGAAGTACATCGAGACCCGTGAGCATGGGCTCGGCGTGACACCTGTGGTGCGTTACCGTGACCGGAACCTGCTGCTGGGCGAGGAACTGTTCGGCATCGTGGAGCCGTTGATGCGGATCCAGGAGCGGATCACCGAGACCACGTTCCAAATGATGGTCGCCCAGTATTTCCAGGCCTTCAAGCAGCGGTATGTGCTCGGGTGGGTGCCGAAGAACGAGGCGGAGGAACTGAAAGCGTCCGCCGCGCAGATGTGGTACCTCGACGAGGACCCTGCCGATGTCAAGATCGACCAGCTTGATGGTGGTGATCCGGCGCCGTACATCGCGACCAGGAATTCGGCCATCCGCGACTTCGCGGCGATCGGTCAGATCCCGGCTCAGTCGATGGGTATCGACGGGATCTCGAACATTTCCGACGCGACTCTCGCCGGCCTTGAGGCGGCGAAGAACCGTGAGGGCGGCGAGATCATGACGTCGCTCGGTGAGTCGCACGAGCAGCTGATGCGGCTGTGTGCGCACATCGCGGGCGTGCCGGCGGCGGCTGAGGACTACAACTCGGAGATCCGGTGGCGGAACTTCGAGGCTCGGTCGTATCAGCAGGTCGTTGCCGGCCTGGTGCAGCTCGGAGCCGGGCTGGGGATCCCGACTGAGGCTCTGCTTTCGGATATTCCTGGGTTCACTGGGCAGCGGGTTGCGGAGGTTGAGTCGCTGATGAAGAGACAGCAGGCGCAGGACACTCTCCGGCGTCTGACGGCGGCGGCGCAGCCTCAGCAGCCTGACCAGTTGAAGCTGAACGCGTTGCAGCAGGCTCAGGCTTCGCAGCGTGGGCAGGCGGCACCCGATGCCGGACCGACAGGCGGTTGAGCAGCTTCGGCAGGCGAATCAGGGTGTCTCGAACCTTATGGCGGATTCGTTCGCAGGGTTGTGGGGCTCTCTCGACCTGTCGAGGCCGGAGGCCGCGCGGGATGCGCTCCTGGAGGGGTTGCCGTATCTGACGGACCAGTACGGCGACATTGCCGCGCTGGGTGCGGCGTCATGGTACGACGAGCAGCGCGCGCTGGCGGGTCTGCCGGGTGCGTCTCGGGCCGTGATGGCTCCTGCGGTGTCTCACGACGCTGTGCAGGGTGCGGTGCGGTACGCGGCCGGCCACCTGTTCACGGATCAGCCAACCGGCACGTTCGACTATCTGCGCATCGCGGCGGACAAGTACGCGTTGCAGCCCGGGCGGAACACGATCGCGTTTTCCTCGGCGGCTGATGGTGTCGCGTGGGCTCGCGTGCCCCGCGGCGAAAAGACGTGCGCGTTCTGCCTCGCGATGGCGTCCCGCGGGTTCGTCTACCACTCCGAAGCCTCCGCTGGTGGTGACGGCGAGGGATACCACGGCGACTGCCATTGCGTGCCGACACCTGAATTTGACCGACACGGGATCGAAGGATACGACCCCGACGCACTTCGAGTGCAGTACCTCGACGCGGAGCATCAAGGCTCCGGAGGGCTGTCCTCGACGTTGTCCGCGCTGCGTCAGCAGCAGGGCATCAGTTAGACCCGCATCGCCGCAACGGTGGTGCCCAACCCGCAACGGGAGCGAACCATGTCCATGCCCATCATCACGCCTCCGCCTGCTCAGCCGGCCGCACCCGCAACGGGAGCTGACCCGGCCGCTCCGGAAGGCGACGAGAACCCCACGCCGCCTCCTGCGGCCGAAGCCCCCAAGCCGACTGAAACGGTCGACTACTGGAAGCAGCGGTCCCGCGAGAACGAGGCACGTGCGAAGGCGAACGCGGAAGCTGCGTCCCGACTCCAGGAGCTCGAAGATGCTCAGAAGTCGGAAGCGCAGCGGTTGGCGGACGCCACAGCACGGGCCCAGCGTGAAGCAGAGGAAGCGAAGGCGGATGCGCTCCGTTATCGCGTCGCTGCCGCGCATCAGGTGGGTGAGGACTACTTCGATCTGCTCGGTTCGGGCGACGAGGAGACCCTGAACGGCCGCGGTGAGCGGCTTTCGGATCTGATCGCCGCGAAGAACGAGAACGAGCAGTTGAAAACCCAGATCGCTGAGCTTCAGGCGCAGATCGCAGACGGGCGTGCCCCGATGCCTCTGAGCCGGCCTGTCGCGTCCCTCCGTCCAGGAGCGACGCCGACAGCGCAGGAGAGCAGCGCAGACGCAGATTACTACGCGCTGTTCCCTGACGAACGGCCGCGCTAACCAATGAAAGGAGTGCCCAGCCATGGCTGAGTACCTTCCGCTTTTCCCGGACGGGGTGGCGTTCACGCGCCAGGCTTCCGCGTCCATCACTGGCGGGCAGCTGGTGATCGTGTCGGGCTCCGGCACTGTCGCCCCGTCCTCCGGTGCTTCCTCGGCCGTGGTCGGTGTGGCCGCGTACGACGCCTCGAACGGTGACACCGTCACCATCTTCGCGGACGGCGTGCAGCGTGTGACCGCGTCCGGATCCATCACTGCCGGCAACACGGTCGAGGCTGCGGCCTCGGGTCAGGTCGCTGCCCACACCAACGGGACAAACGACTACAACATCATCGGCATCGCGCTGACCACTGTCACGACCGGCCAGCTGGTCGAAGTGCAGATGGCGTGACGGCGGGAAAGGGCTAGATCACAATGGGTAACTACTTCTATCCTCCCGCGGCGCCGACCCTCTCGGGTGACGTCCTCTCCATCTCGCGGTTCCTCAACGACCCGACGATGATCGCGCGTCGTCTGCGGACCCTGCTCCAGCAGCGGTTCATCGCGGACGCGCTGCTGTCTCAGCGGTTCCAGGTGTCGGGCGGCGCTGTCGTGTACGAGACCGGTGAGTCGATCTACACGAACGATAACCCGCGGGCTGTCACTCCGGGCAGTGAATACCCGGAGACCTCGGCTCCGACTGGTGTCGCTTCGACCGCCAAGACGGTCAAGTGGGGCCAGCAGACCCGGGTGACGGACGAGTCGATCGCGCGCCAGAAGATGCAGCCTGTGCAGCGGGCTCTCCTGAAGCTCGCGAACCAGAACGTCAAGTACGTCGACTCCGTCGCGCTGTCTGCGATCTCCTCGGCTGTGACTCAGACCACGGCGGCTGCGGCTGCGTGGACGACCGCCACGGCTGCGCAGATCTTCAAGGACGTCACGCTCGCGGACGCCAACATCACGTCGCTGAACCAGGGATACAACCCGGACACCGTCGTGCTGTCGGATCTCGCGTGGGCGAACGCGAAGGGTGCATTCGTCGCGGGCGGCTTCCTGTCCCGTGAGGATGCGTCGCAGAACCCGGCGATCACCGGCAACTTCCCCGTCATCGACGGAAAGCGCTGGCTGGTCACCCCGAACCTGCCGACCGCAGGCACCGTCCTGGTGCTCGACTCGACGATGCTCGGCGGCATGGCCGACGAGGATCTCGGTGGTGCGGGTTACGCCGCAGCCGACGGTGTCGGTGTGCAGGTGAAGTCGATCCGTGATGAGGACAGGGACCTCTGGAAGCTGCGTGCACGTCGCGTGACGGTTCCGGTGGTTCTCGAGCCGGCGTCGGCCTGGAAGATCACGGGAGTTGGTGTCTGATGGCTCACGTCGCAATCGCTCCTCTGGTCATTGCCCGGGACGAGTCCGGACACGACATCTACATCTACGGGGGCCAGCCGGTCCCCGACAACGTCACGAAGGACGAGATCGCTCGGCTCGAGGATGGCGGTTTCATCGCCTCCGAGAAGCAGGCTGCTGCGTTCCCGGATGGTGACCCGGCCGGCTCGTGGACGATCGCGCAGCTGAAGGCGTATGCCGACGCTCACTCGATCGACCTTGGTGGCGCCAAGAAGCAGGCCGAGATCCTCGCGGTTCTCGCCAAGTAGTAGTTGAGGGGAGGGGCCGCTGATGGCTAATTTCGCAACCACGGATGACGTGGAAGCCCGTTGGCGGCCTCTCACCTCCGACGAGACG